GAGCCTGTAACGGTTAAGGTTAAAGTACCTGAAGTTGGAGTAAACGTTAATGCCTTGCGTGATGGGTAAGCACCTAAACCAACGACTGTGGCTGTTGCTGTGCCTGATAACGTTACTGTCCCTGCACCGTAGAATGAAAGTGTATGCGCTACCGCAGTAACCGTAACGTTTTGTGTAACCAATACATCGCTGTTTAATACTAAATTCGTCCTCTGCGCTTCCCGCATCAACCCTAAACACTCGCCTGTCACCGCATCAAAAGTAATTCTAGGCACATTGCTTAACGCTGTTTGCATCACACCGAACTGATCTGTAAATGTCGCTGTGCTTGCTCGCACTGATGCTAGACGTGGGTCTACTGTTTCTGAGTTTCTAAAGTCAACCGTAAGAGATGGTCGCACGTTTGGGAAATTGTCTTTGATGCTCATGGTTTAATCCTTTGTTAATATGCGAGCCGCCCGCCAAAAAAACGAAACGCATTCGACGAACCAAGATGCGAACTCAGACAGAACGCGCCCGCAACCGCGCCATCATGCGCATTCCCGACGACAGCTACGACCCGATTGGAAGTTGTACTGGCAATGTGTTGGTCAGTGATGTACGTGCTAGAGCTAGCACCGCTATTGCTCGACGACAAAAAGTACCCATCAACAGGCAACAGGTCACGGATAAAGCCTGTAGCCGTTGAAAGGCTTGACGTAATCAGCGTCATGTTTGTACTAGTGTTATCCGCAAAATCTGCACGCGTATTGGTTACATGGACGTTACCGGCTGCCGTGACGTTTACATTAATACCGTCTGCCCAATTGAAAGCGTTGCCAAAAAGGTTCTCAATACCACGATATTTCATAAACGATGTGCCAGGCTTTGCATTTACGCCTGCCCCGCTGGTAGCGTCAGTCGAGCCGTTAGCGATAGAGTCACCCGCACCAGCAATCGTGTGTGGGCTGTCAGTTTGGTTGCCGCTTGAGCCAAGATACCCGCCATTGGTATTTCCTGCACCCAAGATGTTTTGGCTATAAAAGCTCTGGTACTCGGTGAGATAAAGCATTTGCACAGCCGACCACAAAGCAAAGTCAACCTGTCTCCAGCCTGTGCCCACGTTCGCCGCAAGCAATCTGAACTCATCGCGAGTTAACCCAACCATTGGGTATATACCCTTAACTGAGGCTAGCAGGTCAGCGGCTGTGTTTACGTTAGCTGTGTTGTCGTCTAAGTTCAAACCTGCCAAGTAAGCAGAAGCTGAGTCATCGTACACACAAGCATCGTAAGCACCCATGTATCTAAAGTCTACCTCTACACCGTCTTTAATAAAGGCAGGGTGAGTAACAAAGCCTGATTGCTGTACCGCTGAGATTTTCCAAGTGGTTTCTGTCCCTGCGTACACAATACGATAATAAAACTTAGGTATCTCTACCATCACGTTACCGTCTGCACCCGTCAAAACAGAAGCTGTACCGTTAGCTTGTTGTGCCCAATTTGTTGGGTTCAAGTAATAATTAACCGAACCATCAGCGTTAAGCACACAGCCACGCATCATGTCGTGGATTCCTGTAACAACCTGCGAACGACCATAAATTGAATCGGGCGTAGATGTTAATGAATTCCAAGTAAAAGAACCTGTCAATAACTCTTGGCGCACATTTAACTGCCCTGTAACCGTTAAGTTGCCCACTACTACGTTGTTAGAATCCTGATAAGCCATCGTACCTAAAAACTGATTCAGCGGGATCTCGTTTGGATCGGTGCCGATAAGGTCGAGCATTGAGTCGTCTGTAAACGACTTTTCAGCGGGGTAGGTAACGAACACATCTTTTGTGTTGCTCGCGAAGTTAATCAGCGCTCCGCCGCTAGAAGATTCTAAAACCTGATTGCGCTGTAGCGTTGTTCCGCTCAGGGTGTATGTACCAACGCCAACTTCCCACTCACCGGCGGTCGGATCTACAATGGTGTAGTACGTCGTGTTACCGTCGCCGATAACAGAGAATGATTGAAACCCCGAAACCGCTCCGGCAAGCGTAATAGTGCCCGTGCCGGTAGTCGTGCTGGTCTCCCTAACTCGGTCTTTTACGATCAGTGCCATAACGATCCTTTTGGTTCTTTATACAGGTTTGGAAGTATTCACAAGCACCCAGTCTGCAATCTCAAATGTATTGATGGGTTCCCACTGCGCCCGAGCGCTCACTATGTCGGTCTGGGTCACAATGTCTACTACTCTTGCTGGGAAAATTGCTTGTGCCGTTAATACGTCTTGAACCGTTACATTATTAAATAATAACGCGTTTACGGTCATCTGGGTAGTTAATAACTCGACCGCCGTGGCAAGTTCTGAAATATCCGAGGCAAATACCACCAAGCTAGATGTCTCGTCCACTCCTTCAGCAGCCTCAACAACTGAAGCAGTAAACGCCCCGGTGCTAAACTTACTGTCTAGCGCGGTTACCCCCTCACTAATAACAGGGTTAAATGTATTATTTATTAAAAACGCGGACTTAGAAGCCGTTGCGCCCTCATTGATGAAAACTCCAAATCCAATTTGCACATAAGAAGTTTGTTCTGCTACAGACGCGCCTTCCCCAACAACACCGCCATAAACAGAACCAAATGTCGTTGATAACGGTAACGCAGAGAAGGCGCCAGCGGAAAACATCGTTACTTATACCGCGTCAAGTGAGAATTGATACGTGACGTTGATGATGTCGCCGTTAACCACGGACCGATCACCCGGGGCTTGGAAGTCCGCCGCTGAGAACAACACACCCGTCGTACCACCTTTGGTGCTATTGCTAATCAAGAACGCGCCGCCTACCACTGTTGTGCCGTTAATAGAGAACTGAGCAGGCGCAGCGATGTTGGTGATAACAGAAGGATCTGCTGTACTAGCAGCGGCAAAAGAAGCCGCAGGACGAGTAGCTTGGCTGTATGCCGTTACTTCGGTCCAGCCCGCGTGTGAAGACGCTGTATCACCAGCAGCAGGGTTGTTTGAAGCACCCGCACCATACAGGCCGATAAACCACGCCGCCGTGTAAGATGAGCCTAGAAAGTACTTGTCGTTCATGTCTTTTAGACCGACGTTGACCACAAGGTTGTGTTTCTCAGCTTCCCACTTAAGGTTGCCGTCTTTATCAAAACACTGAACTGTGAACACACCACCAGCCTCAATCTGACCGTCTAATGCACCGCCAGAAGTCACGCTAGTTGCGATCGTATCGACGGAGTTTGCTTTCTCGCTAAACATAATAAAACTCCTTATTGCAGGCGCAAAATCGCCGAAGTATTGGATGCTGGAGGAAACGCCACGGTAAATGTTGTGGTTGATGTTCTATCTGCACCAAAGTCTAAAACACATACTGCTGTACCGAATAATTTGTATATCAACGCGCCTCGAGCGGTAATGGCGCCAGACCACGACACGTTATCAAACGAAACAAATGACACGCCGTCCAACGCAGCTACCGACGGTGTTAAAACCAAACCCCCAGCAGTATAACCGGAAGCAACAACCTCACCTACTGTGGTGTACACATCTGTCGTTTGGTCTAGTGTCGCCGTGTTGTCGTATAGAGCGATCTTGAGCGTGTCCGAACCAAAGTCAACCCCACCTTCTAGTAGGGCGGTCTTGAAAGCATTACTTGTGAAGTTGCCGGTGAAACTCATTGGACAGGGTACCTCGCTTGACCGCTTCTATAGCTGTCCTGCCTTTGCTTTCCGTCACCCAACTGCTTCAACAGCGCCATAGACTCAGTGTACTTCTGCTCGTAGTTGGCAATCACATCGGGCTCCATACGCTGGAAGAGCGAGGCTTGCCGCATAGCGCCAAAAAATAAAGCTGTGTCATAGTTGTCACCAAGCCAAGTTGTGCCTTCAGTAACGATTGACTCGGGATAGAAGAAGTAGTGGAGCTCAATGGAATAAGGCTCATTGGGAGTTGGGCCCAATATAAAAGATATTTCATTGGTGAGCTCCGGTAGCACCGTATCCGTCGTGCGTGGGCCAAAAATAGCGTAGTACTTGGGCTTGCCCAAATCATTGACCGATGGATAGGCTTGGGTGATAAAGTTCACGTCCTTATTCAGCAGGTACTCGTAGTTGCCTTGCGAGTCAATCACTGCCATCGAATACACCGATAGAAAATCTGTGGGTGCCGCTAAGTACTTAACGCTTGTGGTGGCGAAGCCCGTGACGTTCTTGCGCAAATATGAAATCTGAACCGCGTTGTAGATGTTTTGCTCAGCCGTGCGAATAAAGTTGTCGATGTTATCCAAGAACATCTGTTCTTCAGTTTCTGCAAAGCTAATAATCTTTTGACGCAGCTCAGTGTAATTCACGCCATCGGCCCTCGCGCTAGTAGCCCCTTAATCGCAGCCCCAGTACCACGGACTTTCATACCACTAGTCTTAACATCATTTCGACCCGGATCGCCCACACTCACGCGCATAGCAGGAGTATTGCAGCTAAAGTTATTGGCTGCCAACGTATTGGGGTCTGGCTTTTTGCTGATAACGGCTTTTAGATCCACAGGACCTCCTTGCATTGTGTGGGGCTCAGCGTACAATTCAGCGTCGCCGACTTCCTTACCCATAATTTTACGACTAAACTTGGCCATTATTTGCCCCTTTGATTCATCACCTTAGCCATACCACGACCGTAGGTCTTCATCATTTCATTGGTCTTGCCACCCTTAGCCATTTTCTTGGCGCCCTTGTGCATCTTATCCTCGTGGGACTTGACGGCGGACTTAGCAACTTTCTTCATTTGCTCTTTCATGGTATCCCCTAAATGACTGACACTGTAACAGTGCCAATGCTAATGCTTAAGTTTAAATTATTTGGCGTCAAACTACCACTACTTCCACCAACTGGGGCCCATCCCCACTGAAACACTCGACTACCGCCTGTCAGATCCCCGTCTACCCCTACACCGCCCACAATATACCCTTTCTCAGGACGGGGGTTGCGTAGCGCTTGTGGGTCATTTACTGGGCGTTCACCTAAAAATACTTGCGGTTGTGGCGGCTCCCAACACTCCGGGCACACCAGTATGTTGGTTTGAGTACGTTTAAACGTCAATGCCTTTAACTGTTTTAGCTTGAAACGCTGTCCGCACCGATCACATTCGGCTATTGCATGTTTACCGGAAGCAAATTGATTAGGCATTAATTATCTCAATACGACACACGAGGCACAAAACGGATCGGTGCTTTTTCCCTGTCTTCACTTGAAGCCATATCTAGCTGTTGCTCATAGTCCATCTTTAACTCTGCGCGACGTCCGGGGTCTACCGATACGATTTTCATCGACAGGTAATACGCAAGTCCTGCAACCATGCAGTTTAGGAAACGAAACGGAATGTCCATCGTTTGCGTTCCACTGTTACCAGCATCCTGAATACGGCGTAGCCGCCAGTACGCAAATGTATAAGGCTGGGATTGGTCAGGGGTAGGCCATATCGTAATCTTAGGGTTGTCCCTCAGTCGCTGAATCCATACTTGGATTGGTCTACCCTGCACGTTCTTGTTGGGGATCGTGGCGTATGTGGGTTCTGCGATGCGACTAATGTTGATGTCGGTTTGATTTTGCCCGGTGCCTGTGCGGATCACCATATCCATTAGGTCAATCGTGTCTGCAGGGATGTCATACGTAGACTGCCCCGGAATAAGCGTCACTGAGCCTTGGTCGATCGTCCACAAATTAATGCCACGATTAGCCCACTCAACGGTTAACAGATTCAAAGACCGGCGTGCTGTACGCAAGTCATAACCCGTGCGAAGCTCCGCGCCACAACGCTCAAAAGCCTCTTCTACGAGGTCGGCAATATCTAAATTAAACGTCGCGGTGCCTGAAGTAGTCATCTAAATCCCGCCGTTTTCTTTGCAATACGTTTTGGCTGCGCCACAAACTGCTTACCTGCTGCCTTACCTGCCCGCTTAGCCTTTGTTGTAGCTGCATACTCAGTGGGGCTTAAAGACTTAATTGCTGCCTTGGGAAGATATCTTTCCCCCGTCTCGGAAGACTTCTTGCCAGATTTGGTTTGCCATTTTTGGTCGCCCCAGTTCTTTAACGATTTCTGCGGGGCTTTCAATCTCGATACCCCCCGCCTGCTGCCTTATACTTCTTCGCTACTAGCTGTGCTTTACGGGCTGACCACTTACCTGCGCCGGTGCCATGTGTTGCAGCAGACTTAACCTGAGAGACAATCTTCTTACGTAACCCGGGTTTAGTGTAATTTCCAGCGGCGTTTACTTTGCCGCCTTCCTTGTACATATCGAACTCATCGGGGTCGTCGCGGCGCTTAGCAACTTTTTTGCCCGGCATCTTTGACGGGTTAATGTCGCCCATTCCGCGTGAGGCTCTCATTACACCATCCTACCTTTTGTCTTGCCTTTAGTGGCGCAACCGTCAGCGCGTTTAGACGCGGAACTGACCTTACCACCTTTAGCCATTTTCTTGCCTTTTACATTGTTTTCCATGTCCTTCTGACGCCGCTCTTGCTCCATGTCGCGTTTCTTCTGCTCCATCATATCGCGGGCTTCAGGGGAAATGCGGTCGAGCTCTTCGTCCGTTTGAGGAGCGGGCATACGCTGGGTAAATGGTTTTTTGTCGTCTTTCATTTCTGTTCCTTAGCAGCTCATGCCGCCTTTCTTCATTGCGATCATTGTGCCCTTGGTTTTGCCACGGACTGCGCAACCGTCAATAGAGCCACCCTTCTTGAGCTTCTTAAGGTTGGTTTTTTTGCCGCCGTGAAGCTGTTTGTCATGCATACCAACGGCTTTCTTAGTCATTGCTTTGTCTTGCATCATATCGTTTTTCATATCTATTCCTTAACGGGTTTTGCCACTAGACTTCATAGCCTTCTTAAGCATATCGCTTTTCTTCATAGCGGGCATTTTCTTAGACGGCGCTTTGCCAGCGGCAGCTTTCTTTTCTGCGATCATTTTCATAAAACCAGAATTCATTTTCGAAGCCATTTTAATACCCTAAAGTGTTAGTTGATGTTTGTGCTACTTAGCCCTTAACAACTTCT